GCGATATTGGTCGTGTTTGTCGAGATGTTTGACGTGTTAGTCGAGATGTTCGATACGTTGGTGGCGATATCTGTTTCGTTAGCAATCGCCTGTCCAGAGGCATACGTTGCTATTCCCGAAACGTAGGTGGTATCGTGGGCGTGTCCCGAAGCGTAAGCTGCTATACCCGAGACTGCAACAATGTCAGATTCGTTAGCTATTGCCTGACCAGAAGCGTAATTAGCTACAGAAGTCGTGCTAGAGATATTTGTCACATTGGTCGCAATATTGGTGATGTTAGTAGCGATATCGGTCTCATTGGCAATCGCCTGACCAGAAGCATATGCCGCAACACCTGAAACATAAAGACTATCATGAACATGCCCAGAAGCGTAATTCGCTACGCCGGAAACATAAACAATATCAGTTACGTTGGTGGATATATTTGAGACATTTGTAGCAATATCGCCCTCATTGGCAATAGCCTGTCCGGAAGCATATGTAGCAATACCAGATACATATATGTCATCATGAACGTGACCAGATGCATATACAGCAATACCCGAAACATAATTTAATTGGCCACTAGTAACATCTCCAACGGTAGAACCGTTGAATTTTAGGGCTCCGGCATCGTTGTAGAGCATATTGGTGGTGGATGCGGGAACAGCGGAGGGTAACGCAATACCACTAGCAAACTCACCACTTCCATGAACCTTAAGGGCCAGATCGTCGGTCTTCGGAAAGATTTCAACCGTTGCATTTGGACTTACGTTACTGGAACTCACAAGTCCAAAAGCCAGTTTTCTAGCGTCGGTATCACCAATGATAGTTTGGCCAATGTGTATCTTGTTACTGTAACCATTGAGCGGACTAAAAGAAGAATCCCCACTGGCGATTATTTCTATGTTATGACCACCAACACATTTTCTACCCGCTCCATCTCCAATAAAAACGTTGTAATCTCCGGAAGCATAGCTCCCAGCAGAATCTCCAACATAAATACTTCTTGCCCCACTAGCAAAAACTCCCGCCGACGACCCGATAATCTGGGAATGGTGAGAGTTTAAGCAACTAAATCCCGCGTAATATCCACCAAAGAAAGAATGCGATGAACCACTAGCATCAACCGCAGAGTAGTGTCCCAAGATAACAGAATAGTCAGACTCAGTTATACCATCATCTCCGACATAAGAGCCAATCTTAACTTTTCCAACATCATCGATGTTAATAAAATTGTCTTTCAAACTCACATTACCGGCAGTGAGAGTCTTGCTATCCTTATCAAAAGTCAAATCATCGCTATAAATAGCAGACAGCAAATCACCATAAAATGCCACCGATTTGTTAACGCCACTAGGGGCGGTTACCGGACTAAGATTCCAGTATAAAGAACCCCCTATACGGTACAGGGTGTTAGTGGTCGCTGTTGGGATCTGACTACTTAGGAACTTAAAACCCTGACCACTAGCAGCAACTTGATTAGCGGTAATAACACCAAGGCTACTAACAGACGCAAGCGAACCACCGGCAGAAGTTTGCCACTGTGTTAGATCATCGGATTGCCCAGCGGCAGACCTAACAACAAGTCCTTTGTCAGCAGATGAAGCTATACCAATGTAAAATGTATCTTCGAGAGTAACGTCTGCTGCACCAACGGCCAGTCTCTTGGATTGCATGTCTCCCTTGATAAGGGTACGGCTACTTGAGGGGGCACCATTCGCTATATATAAATAGTCATCGTCAGAATTACTTTGACCAGCATTCTGACCAATATAAATACTATCAGTTGCGGAGGAACTCTTGCCAGCCTGATAACCGATTCCCACGGACTTAGTGGACGGAGACGCGGAAGCTCCCGCCATGTTACCAACCCAAACCGCACTTTCTCCAGCAGCACTTTTGGCGGCCTGATGTCCCACGGCAACTACGTAGTCGCTACTCATTCCATGAGCAGCCTCTTTACCAACACCAACACTGTAACTACCTATGCCAGAACCAGCCGCCGAACCCACAGCAACAAAACCCGTTTCATATGCCGCCATACCGGCCTGATGGCCAATAGCGGTAACTTCTGATTTAGCACGACTTCCAGCCTTGTATCCAACAGACACTACATAAGAGGCGGGATTGGTATATATCGTTTCAGACGGCCCGGAGAGTACCCCAACACTGACATTTTCTATACCGGCATTATTTGCTATAGCGGACTCGGTTCCAACGGCAACATTATTCGTGCCGGAGGTTATCCCACTAGCAGCCCCATAACCAATAAGAGTATTATTGGAATTAGATGGCCCAGTAACATCCCCAATCAATATGCTTTTGTTTGTATTGTTGAGAGCGAAAACGTGGGTCGATACAACTGTTCCACTGATCGCAACATCGGTCAGCTCAGTTAATTTAAAATCCTTAAGAACAGATCCGTTATCAAATATAAGACCGGACGGCCCAACAATAAGTCTAGATTCTTGGTCACGATATACGCTTTTATCAGCGGGATAAGTAACAAACACTATCCCACTACCGCCCAAGCTAATATGGCTACCGCTATTAGAGCTATCTAACACATAGCTACGCACCATATTGTCAGAACCATACGTTCCTATACCAACTTCCCACTTGTCATTTTCTTCTATGCAATAGTATGTAAGATCGCCAACAGATAATACGGAACTGAAACTAGCAAACCCAGCAGGGGTTCCGGTAAACGATACATCTCCAGAACCCGTGCTTGTGGTGTATTGTTTTATTCTATCAGCTAATGTAAGCGCCATGATTCCTCCCGCCAGATATTAAAAGTAATGTTGGTTACTATTACTTATTGAGGATCACTAATATCTGGACCAGAGGGGATTGACAACGCAGCCTTAGCCTGTTTGATCTCGTGAGCAACCGTGTTTTCCGTAAGAAACCCTCGCACTTTACGGTTAGCAAACTGAAACGAACTTTCTGGGTTAATAATCTCTTTGGGGTTGGTAGACGGATCTTCGTCTAAAAAGCCATCAAAGTTTGGGTTGTCAATCATGGTTTGATACCCGTAATTAGCACATATGGCGGTAATCACTCTACCTACATCCGAATCCGCAATCTCGACACAAAATTGGGCCATTTTTATCTCCTTGTGGTAAAATCGAGCATTTTATTTATAATTAGAGAATACTCTTGATTGGTGTTGATTTTCAAGTCAAAATCGTTTAATTTATTAATATTGAGAGACAAATTATTTAGCTTGTTTATACTCAGTGGAAAAGCTAATGTGGAACTATTGAAATACACAACTGGCAGCAATCCCACCAACACCGCTTCGGCGTCTTTTGTTTCACTAAAGCTAAGTTCGCTAAATGCGCCAACTCCAAGCATATCACCCTCCATTAAACAATACACAAAAATAGCCAATATAATAAAAAAGGCTACCCTAAAAACTAGGGTAGCCCGAGGGTTGATGTCAAGTGGCCAATATTAGAAGGAGCCAGCTAGAACCCTTCTGTTATCAAGAACACCGAAACCAAGTTCGGCCCAGCCGTAATAGCCCTGTCGCTGATGTCTATGGAGACCTTCGTCTTCATAAATTTCAATTTCCTTCTTGATAGGCATTACAAAGCTGTCATTAGGGCCTTGATCCAAACCAATTACAAGCTCAACATCACTGCCCGCCAAGGAGCCGCTAAGATCGCTAGTAAAGTAGGTTTGATACTCTTGACCATCACCAAACTCAAAGACATCATGAAGGTTGACGCCAAAGACTCTCGTGATTGCTGGACCATCGTCCGAAGCGACATAGATTTCTCTACGAGATACTTCGTCCAGTTGGTCAACACCCCAGTTGCGAATATCTTCAATCGCTTCAGGGGAACAGTAAAAGTCACTCAAACTACCAGCAGCACTCGCGCTATTTCCGCCACCATTTCGACGCATAACCGTCTTCATAAGGCTGATCAAACGCTTAGTGAACTGACCCACAGCCGCATCATTATCGTAAACCAATATATTACGATCAACCGCAGCGGCCAGAAGAGTGTGCCATCCATCGTCGTTAATCTTCTTAACGAAGGACGATTCAAGCACTTGCATAGCACGAGCAACCACATTCCAGTTAGCCTCACGAGCGTACTTCAGCAAGAAATCAATCGAGCTGCTAACCCCGTAAGTGTTAACCATTACGTAATCACCTTCGACGTGACGCTCAGGAATGCGACCGTTGCCGGGATTGGTGTACGCAACGTGATCGCCTTCAGTGCCGGGAGCCAAGAGGTCCAATGGAAACTCTGGTGAAGCACTGGGTTCCAGAGGCATTGCTTCGTAAATTGAAGTAACGATATCGCCAAACAAAACACCCTTACGAATAGGCGCTTCTAGAGCTTTAGCGATCTCTCTTTGGGCCGCCACGGCGACCATCTTGTCAGAACTACCCGACTGCTTAAGCAGCTCAATAAATTCGGGTGTGGGTCGATTTTTAGTAGACATATTAGCTTCTCCTTTTTTATTTAGTTGGGTCATCTAGTTTTGGGGACTATTGACATTAGGAAGATCGATAAACACTTTAGCATAACCATCTTCGTCTACGTCCGACAAAAATCGTCCAACAACAAGACCGGCACCTAAGTTTGTGTCATCTCCACCGATGTTGGTGGTAGAGAGGTTTCCACTATGTGCCAAGTATGCCAAATCGCCACCGTTGGGATCTGTACCTTCCAAGTTACTAGTAACAACCCATCCCTTTGTGAGAAGAGTAACTTTACCACCCTTTTGAACTTCGTCTTTGTGCTGGTTCAAATGTTGACGAGTAAGGTCAATGTTGACCATGTCGTTAACCAGCAAACCCATCGGAACTACTCCGGAACAGGTTCCAGCATACGTAACAAGCGCTGAACCATTATCCATTGATGCTCCAGAACCCGACGTGCTAAGAGAAGCAACGCCCCCCCTAGTAGCGGCCTCGTTCATAAAGAACGAGATGTCAGTCTGAAGAGTACTTCTATCTGTTTTAAGAGCCATTATGAATCTCCTTTTGCTTAAAAATTAAATTAGTTGTCTTCTTTTGGAACGGACTGTAAAATAGAACCAAGCCATTCGCTAGCAACTGCACGAAGAGATTCCGCAGGATCATCTTCACCGATAGCTTCTGCGATAGCAACTTCAGCCGACTCTTCGGCATCTTCCAAGACTTCTACATTCGCCTCGGCGCTATCCACTTCTTCGTCAGCTTTGGCTGGCGCTTCTTTGTCCTCTTTTTTGTCTTCGTCTTTATCTTTATCTTTGTCTTTCTTCATCCAAGGAGGCATTCCGGCCTTCCTCTTCATTACAGCCACTATCTTATCAAAGGTTTCTTCGTCAACCGAATCAAGCTCTTCAACAGTCGCAATAGCTTCATCGGAATCGAATCCGAGATCTTCCAGTTTAGCCTTTCTCTTCATTAGCGCTTCCTGTTTCTTCATAACGGCTAATTCGTCTTCTATGCTCTTCACCTCTTCATTTCTACTCGCGAGAGCTTCCTCTTGCGACTTAATAGATTCAGCAAGAACCTTGTTCTCTTTCTCTTTTGTAGCAAGATTTTGTGCATGATCCGCAACAGAAGCCTCAAGAGCTTCGATTTTGGACTGAAACTCAGCTTCCTTTTCAGCGGTCACCTTCTCTCTAAGAGCTTCGTTTTCAGTTTTTGCTTCAGCAAGCTCCTTTTGCAAATCCGAGATTTGCTTATCGTAATTATCACTCATCGTATTCTCCTTTGTAGAGGATATAGTTAAAATTTCTGCTTTCGATTCGTCGAAAAATTCGTTTCCTTCCAATATTATACTACGTGGATTAGCAGGTTTGGAAACCAAGCCTTTACCAGAGAACGATAAGTTTCTTAATAGTCTGCCAACTCTATAGTCTTCGTACTTTCCACTCCCACCATAAGATCTTAGATGTTTCGTTAGAAATGCTGACGCCTCACTCCTTTGTACCACCTTAGTAGACCCATCTGGGGTCGTTAATGCGTAGTCAAAGTCTGGGAACAAACACTCCATAGATACAAACCATTTCCCACCTTCAATTTCGGAAACGATTTTTTGCATTCTGCTTCTTTGATCTTCATCACTCCACTCCGTATATATAACAGAGGTGGTCAGGATGTTGAAAGTGTCTGGCACCTCATTGGTGCCACAATTAATTTCGACGCCCTCAAAATCCACAACAATATTACCGGTGATATGTCCGATAATATCTTTTTCATTATGCATGAAGTTGAAGGGCTTATCTTCAGGTGTATCTTTCGCCAGCCACAACTCTCTGGGATCGAACACGTCATCGTTCTTGTTCCATCCGGTACTGACTAATATTGATTTTAGGTAATATAGATCTATTTGATCTTCATTTTGAGCAATCGAAATATCACCACTACCAGAGTTTTCTGCGAGTATCTTTTTTAACTTGCTAATAGACTCTGGCGAGGGTTCCGGTCTGTATGTCTCCGCAACAGCATAACAGGCAACACTGTTACTCTTTAACAGTATGCCGTTCAGACCGTCTCGTATTTCAGATTCGTATATTTTCATATTTTGAAAACCTCCAAGATTAATACACACAAAATAAAATCTGGGGTATTTATTGGTAAAAATCCTGCATATCAGCAAAGGTGGAGGCGTAAATATATTTCATTTCGGAGATATTGGAGTCTCTTCACTAATTCGGGAGTTATTTCCATATATGGCGTCATTCCGGTCAGTACACACATCTTCAGATATTCCAATTGATCTACTTCCGATTTGTTTAAACTTCTGGCGTTCTTCTTGTTAAAATGGGCGAGTGCTATGGGAGAAAGAACCTCTGATATCTTGGCCTGAGCATCAAGAGCCCATAGCGTAACAGTCGTAGCGTTCCCGCTTCGAGGAAGAACGCGCTTTTCTTTTCTCTTCTTAGTGTCTCTAGAGAATTTGGGGCGACCGTTGGGCTCTTCGGGATCGTAGTCGGATTCTTTATTGGGCGATACCGGCTCCACAACTCCCCCGTCCCTTTCTGCGGGAGGAAGTCCGAATTTTTCCAGATACTCCTCGGTATCCATAACATCCTTCGTTAAAGCTATTTTAGCTATATCCTCTTTATGCTGAG